CAAGCCCTGACCACAGTCTATAACTTTTCGTTTGAGTATGTCTCAAATTATTGGGTTTGTGCGGCTGGGTCTAGCGTTGGGTCAAAATCGGCATATACAGCAGACACAGACACCTGTATTTTCCCCGATGACCTGATGATGGCGGGATTAAAGTTCTATTTCTTGAAAGCCAAAAAACTGGACTTTGGTGTAGAACTGGGTGAATTTACCCGTGCGCTCAGTTACTCAAAGGCGCAAGATGTGCCTGTATCCAGCATGAGTCTAGCCCCAGTCGGAATGAACCAATTGGTAGGCCCGTGGAGTGTGCAAGATGGTAACTGGCCCACAGTCTGATGCTGAATCAATTTAGTCGATTTGGGAAGATGCGTACTCAAGCGAGTACGACTGTAAGCATTCCCGCGCCTATTGGGGGATGGAACGCCCGAGATTCGCTAGGTGCAATGGCAGTTGAAGATGCGGTAACCCTGACTAATTGGTGGCCCGGTACAAACTCGGTCATTCTCAGAAATGGTTATACAAAGTACGCCACGGGCATTACGGGACAAGTTGAGACTGTAATGGCCTATTCTGGAGGGGCGACTAATAAGCTGTTTGCCGCTGCCACAACCAAGGTTTACGACATCACAAGCGGTGGTGCTGTGGGGTCACCAGACCTAACCAGTTTAACTAATGCGCGGTGGCAATACGTGAATATGCGTACCACAGCCGGGTCATATCTGATGATGGTTAACGGCGCTGACAAGCTGAGATTTTATGATGGGTCTGCTTGGCATACCGATGGGGATGGCGCTGGATGGAACATAACCGGGGTGGATACCTCGACTTGCGTCAACATTAACCTGTTTAAAAACCGGGTTTGGTTGGTGGAAAACGCCTCAATGAAGGCTTGGTATCTTCCAATTAATTCAATTGCTGGGGCGGCTACAGCGCTAGATATGAGCAGTCTGGTGATGATGGGCGGCTACATCATGGCAGGGATGAACTGGACGCTAGACGCTGGTTATGGCATGGATGACTATTTGGCCTTTATAACCAGCAATGGCGAGGTTTTGGTGTGGCGACTGACTGACCCCACCACCCCAACAGGCATTAGCTTAATCGGGGTCTACAACATTGGATCGCCCATAAATCGGCGTTGTTGGACTAAGTTTGGCGGGGATTTGTTGATCATTACGCAAGATGGCGTAGTGCCTATGTCGGGTGCTTTGCAGTCATCCAGACTTGACCCGAGGGTAAGTATCACCAATAAAATTCAGTACGCCATGAGCGCGGCTATATCGACTTATGGGGCTAATTTTGGGTGGCATTTGCTGTATTACCCAAAAGAAAACCAGTTGATTCTTAACGTGCCGATTGCCGAGGGTAGCCAGCAACAGCAATATGTGATGAACAACATCACTAAATCTTGGTGTAATTTTACGGGTTGGAACGCTAATTGTTGGGAACTCTACGAGGATAATCCTTACTTTGGTGGGGACGGGTTTGTAGGTTTGGCGTGGGATGGGACTGTTGACGATGTAAACAGCATCCAGAGTTTTGCCATTCAAAGTTTTCAGACCTACGGCGTACCCTCACAAAAGCAATGCCAGATGATCAGGTTTCACCTATTCACCAATGGGTCACCAGCACTTTACGGCAACGTAAACGTGGATTACAACTTGTCCGATTTGAGTGTGCAATTGGGCACTACGGCACAAGAATATGGTTTATGGGATGTGGCGCTGTGGGATCAAGCAAATTGGGGTGCTGGGTTAATGCCGAGCGCCGAATGGCAAGGTGTAACTGAGATTGGCTACACATTTGCCCCGGTGATCAAAACAGCGACAAATGGGATTCAAGTTCAATGGGTAGCGTCTGACTTGGTTTTCCAAGGCGGCGGCACTTTGTAAGGGGATATAAATGCAATTATCTGAAAAAGCACAACAACTACGTTCTAAGGGCCGAGGCGGGGACACTATCCTTGCCCACATAAACCCCACAGAGGCGGCAATGTTAAAGGCTATGGGCGGGTCTGGAACGACCAACCCAAAAACGGGTTTGCCTGAATTTGGGTTTTTTGATAACCCAATCGGTGCTGTAACTAACTTTCTTGCCGCACCATCTACCGCTTTTGCTGGTACATCTACCCCTGCTGCGCCAGCTACGCCCGATTTTACGGCGGCGGCTAATGCTCAAGGAGTGGCTAATTTAGAGGCTGCAAGAACAACCGCAAAATTATCAAATCCAAATATTGTTAATCCTTACGGGACGCAGACTGTTACTTATGCTAATGATCAGCCGACAGTAACGCAGACGCTAAACCCAATGGCGCAAAAGGCGCTCACTTCCCAACAAAGTCTGCAAGCAAACATGGCAGACTTGGCTAATACTGGATATGCCAATGCTTTTGGGGTGTTAAGCAAACCTTTTTCCTTTGGTGGGCCAGCGGTTCAGACCTCTTTGGCATCACCGGGAACATTGCAAGCTGGGCCTACAGGCGGTCAATATGGCACAGCACAAGGCGGTGTAACTGGCCCTAATTTGCAAACTAGCCTTGATTTAAGCGGTGTAGCCAAGATGCCTGTAAACGCTGGAATGACGGCGCAAGAGGCAATCATGGCCCGTCTTGAACCTACCTTGGCAAGAAACCGGGTTAGCACAGAAACCCAATTGATCAACCAAGGTTTGCGTCCCGGTACAGAGGCATACGACAACGCTGCCCGAATCCTTGGACAACAAGAAAACGATCAGCGCACACAAGCTGCTTTGCAGGGCATAAATCTTGACATGAGCGCCAACCAACAAGGTTATGGTCAAGCATTAAATACTGGTAACTTTGCCAACACCGCTAACCTTGCAGGGTTTGGGGCTGGTTTGCAAAACCAACAAGCAGCAAATCAAGCAATTGCACAAAACTTTGGTCAAGGCCAATCGGCGGCACAAGCCAACAATGCAATGGTTGCTCAACAAGCAAACCAAAATATGCAACAAGGCCAGTTTGCCAACACCGCTCAACAGCAAGCTATGGCCCAAGCGTTAATGCAAAGACAATTGCCGATCAATGAGATTTCTGCAATTACAGGTCAATCGCAAATACAAAACCCACAGTTTGCCGCTTATCAGGGAGCGAACATTGCGCCAGCACCAATTGCAAATGCGGCGGCACAAACGTCAGCATTCAATCAAAATTTGTATAACCAACAAATGAATGCGGCAAACGTAAACACGGCTGGTCTGTATCAACTTGGTTCATCATTGCTGGGAAGATAAAAAATGGCTGATATAAATTTATCCCCATATAGCGCAGAATCCGATGCGATTGCGCGCAAATTGCGTATGGCTGAAATGCTTAATCAGCAGGCCATGCAACCGCTGGAAATACCGCAACAAATGGGTGTGCCCATTAGTCATTTTGCTGGTTTAGCAAAAATGCTGCAATCTTACAAAGGCGCACAAAAAGAAAAAGAAGCTAAAGACGAGGCCAAAGCATTAGCGGAAAAGTACCGAGAACAAAGTCAAAATGAAGTTGCGTCATTTCTTGATGCTATACAAGGTAAAAAAGAAATTGCAGGGCAATTTATTCCTCAACAAAACTTTACCCCAAGCGGTGCTGATTTGGTTCAAGGCCCAGAGGCCACGCCATTGCCTAGAAATGATATGGGCGAGGTTATTCAACAAACTTATTACAAACAAGCAGAACCCGCTGTAGCACCTGATATGCAAAAAGCCCTAGCGGTTGCATTGGGTGCACAGGCTAACCCAACCATTCAAGCGGCTGGTGGGGCTTTGCTTAGTAGTTTGATGAAACCAGCAGAATCAGCGTTTGCCAAACTTAATCCCAAGGATTACACGGCTGATTCAGTTAAAGTGTTTATGGCTACTGGTGGCAAAGATTACAGCCTTTTAAAACCGCTTGAAAAATTAACGACAACCGACACAAATGGCGTAATACAAGCAAGAAATCCTTACACATTTGAGCCTGTAGGCCCAGCAATATCAAAAGAAATTGACCCGGCAACAGTTGCGCGACTTAAACAAGAGCGCGAAATATCTGATCGTGCATTTGGTCAACTTAGTGCCAATCAACGGGCATCATTGGCTAATGACGCTGCTCGAATTGGAATTAGCGCACAAGAACTGTATTTCAATACGGGTATGCAAGCTGGCAGAGCGCCTACAAGCGCCCCAATGGGTCAACCGATGGGTGCGCCTATGGGTCAGCCTACAGGTGCGCCTAGTGCCCCTGCTGGTGCGCCTATGGGCCAAACTGGTTACACGCCTTTTGGTCAAACGCCGCTAACGCCAAAAATGCAACAAGATGTGGCTAAAGCCGCCGCAATAGAACAGATTGTGCCCAAGCCTTTGACTGAATCACAAGGCAATGCCACGGCGTATGGTATGCGTATGGCAGAGGCCAACAAAATCATCACCGATTTGGAAAAGCAAGGTGTAACTAACACGGGTGCAATTCGTTCAGCTATTAGCGGCACAGTTGGTTTAACTCCATTTGTGGGTGAAAAGCTAGGCGAGGGCGTTAGCGCAATAATGAACCCATTGCCGGGGTTTATGGGTGGGCCAAGTTCAGAACAACAGCAAGTTGATCAAGCGCGTAGAAACTTTATCACCGCTGTACTACGCAAAGAATCTGGGGCTTCAATTAGCCCGTCAGAGTTTGCCAATGAAGAAAAAAAGTATTTCCCGCAAGCCGGGGATACAGCAAACGTAATTGCACAAAAGCAAGCGGCAAGAAATTTAGCGATTCAAGCCATGACTGTGCAAGCTGGGCCACAAGGCGCAAGACAAATTTCTACGTCTAATGCAAATGATCCATTAGGTCTTAGACCAAGGGGGCAATAATGGCAACCTTTGAGGAAGTTCGCACTCAATTCCCCCAATATAACGACATTCCTGACGTTCAGTTAGCGGATGCGTTGCATCAAAAATTCTATGCGGATATTCCCAAACAGCAGTTTTATCAGCAAATAGGATTGTCATCCGAAAGGATGATTCCCGGCAATGAAAACATGATTACATTGCCTAAGAAAGAACCTAGTTTAAAAGACAGGTTATTGGGCGTTGTTGAGACCCCTGCAATTATTGCTGGTGAAATTGGCAAAATGGTTGCTACACCGCTTGCAAGTATGTACGGGCAAGCTGTTGGCGGTTATGGCACACCACAAGGCCGTGCCGCTGGACAAGCCGCCGCGCAAGAAATGGCTGGTCAGTTTTACCAACCCAGAACCGAAACAGGCCCGGATATAGTTGGTGCAATGAGTAAGGCATTAGGCGCGTTGCCACCGACATTAGGTAGCACCGGGTCAACATTGCAAGCATTGACAGGCCCAGCCGCCGGACAAACCAGAGCGCTTTTACAGCGTGGGGCAACAATTACAACCGAAAACCCAAATGTGCAAAAGATGGCGGCATTGCTTAAACCGCAAGAACCACAAATGCCGGGTATGGGTGCGGCCTCTACCAATGAAGCATTGTTACGCGCAGAACGGGCACAAACACAAAATATTCCTTTAACCAAAGGTGAGCAATTAAAAGACTTTGGTCAATTGCAATTTGAATCCGATATTGTCAAAGAAAAGCCAGAACTGGCTAAAGCACTATTGCAATTCAAAGAAGGCCAAAAGTCACAGATACTTAACCGCTTTGATCAACTGGCAGAAGAAACGGGAACACGGGAAGTTCCCTATATGTCCAACTTTAGAAATGTGGGCAGGGTTGTTGACAAAAATTTGGTTAAACAGTTTGAAGACAAAAAACAGTTAGTTGACACCGCATATCAAGCGGCCCGAGATGCTGGGGAAACCAAGCAAGTGGTCAGCACCGCGCCTTTAGAGCAATGGTTAGAAACCAACGCCGGAAAAGCTATTTCTGTCCCAGAAATTAATTCTATCAAAGCAGACCTAAACACATTGAAAAAAGTTAAAAATGGTCAAGTAACTATTGATGACTTGGAAGAATTGTATAAATCTGCTGGTCAATTAGGTGAACCGGGCAAAGCGTCTGGTTTGTTTATGAAAGAGGTCAAAGGCGTAATTAACAACATGACCGAAGGCGCTGGTGGTGATCTTTATCGTGCCGCTAGAAAACAACGTGCTGAGTTAGGCAAAGACTTTGAAAACACCTATAGAGTAGCTAAATTGTTAGGCACTCGCGGCGGTTACGCTGATCGTGCTGTGGCCCTTGATGATGTGTTTGGGCACGTTGTTTTGGATGGTTCGTTAGAGGAAATGCGAACTGTTACAAAACTACTTAAAAAGGGTGGCCCAGAAGGTCAACAAGCCTATGCCGAATTGCAAGGCCAAACCATCCAATATCTAAAAGATCAATTGCAAAAAAATGCAAGCGGTGATTTGTCGTTTGCCAAGCTAAAAACTGCCATTGATACATTGGACAAAGAAGACAAGTTAGCCTATATGTTTGGCAAACAAGGACGGCAAACTTTGATTGATGTAAAAGACGCTGTAGCAGATGCCTTGGTTAAACCACCGGGAACAGTTAACTATTCCAACACGGGTAATGTTGTTATCAGGGGTTTGGATAAATTGGCAAAACTCAATTTCCCACTTGCAAAAACCGCATCAGAATTTGCAGAAAATCAGCAAGTAAAAAAACAAGTTCAAGAATCCATTAATTACAATGCGTTGGTTGACGCGCTCACAAAGTAAGGTTAAATCATGTCGTACAACGGCTCTGGAACATTCCAAATCAACACATCTGGGCAACCAGTAGTAACGGGCACATCCATTAGCAGCACAGTCTTTAATGCGCTTACTGCTGACCTTGCCACGGGTTTATCGACTGCCATAACCAAGGATGGACAGACAACTACAACGGCGCGGATTCCCTTTGCATTGGGCATTAACTCTACGTTGGTGACAGATGCGACAAACACCACATCTGGGTCAATTATTACGGCTGGTGGTGTAGGCATAGCCAAAGCGCTTTATGTGGGCACTACGGCTAATGTGGCGGGTGCTGTGACCCTTGGCGGTGTGGCTACATTTAGCGCACAACCAATTTTTTCTAGCCTGACTGCATCAAGCGCGGTGGCTACAGATGCGTCTAAGGGGCTTGTGAGTGTTACCAATACAGGCACAGGCAACAATGTACTGGCTACAGGGCCAACTATCTCTGGCCCGACTATCTCTGACGGCACAGCCAATGGTGTGGCCTACCTCAACGGCTCAAAGGTGCTGACTACGGGTAGTGCGTTGGTGTTTGATGGTGCAAATTTTGGTGTGGGTGTTACGCCTAGTGCTTGGACAAACTACACGGGCGTTTTGCAGATGACGGGCGGTTCTTTAGCTGGCTATACAGGCGGTGATTATTTAGAATTATCCCAAAACGGCTATTACGCAAGTGGTTCATACAAATATGTAAAAACAGGATATGCGTCTAAATATCAACAAAATACTGGTACGCATCAATGGTATGTTGCTGCATCAGGCTCAGCAAATGCAACCATATCTTACACCCAAGCAATGACCCTTGATGCCAGCGGTAACTTATGCGTTGGTAGCACTTCTTCTCTTAGTTCAGCCGCAAACCGCATAGATTTAACAGTTAACGGCACAACTACTTCCATGATGACATTGGGTGTAGCTGGAACGGCAACCTCAATCTTTTACGCATCGTCAGGATTAACAATCCTTGGCACTAAGACTGCTTCTCCTCTTTCTTTTTACACGAGCGACACAGAGCGTGCCCGTATCGACTCCAGCGGTAACTTGCTGGTGGGGACTACTGGTGCTCTTGGTGGTAATTCTTTAGGCCGAGTTAACTTACAAGGTTCTACATCTACAACTGCTCCAACAGTTGCAACAGCAGCAGGTAGTGCTTCGTATACTGGTTGTGTTTTTCAAGTAGGTTGCTTGACCACCTCAAGCACAGCTTGGAATTTAATTCAAGGATATAGTGGAAACGGTACTACAGATAATTTTTCTACGCTTAAATTTCAAGTTAGGGGTGATGGCAATGTAACCAATGCCAACAATAGTTATGGTGCTATTTCCGACATTAAATTGAAAGAGAACATAACAGATGCAACACCAAAGCTAGAAAAGCTCAATCAAGTTCGTGTGGTGAACTACAACATAATTGGCGACCAGCAAAAACAACTTGGCGTTGTTGCCCAAGAACTTGAGCAAATCTTCCCGAGCATGGTTGATGAAACTACTGACCGTGATAAAGAAGGTAATGACCTTGGCACAACAACCAAATCTGTAAAGTACAGCGTCTTCGTGCCAATGCTAATTAAAGCTATCCAAGAGCAGCAAGCCCTTATCACAACCCTGACTGACCGAATCACAGCACTTGAGGCGCGTAATGGTTGACAGCACAGAGACCCGTTTGGCGGTGCATGAGGCGGTATGTCTGGAAAGATATAACGCCATTGACCGATCATTGCGGGAAGGCGATAAACGCATGACAAAAATAGAAGTTCTTTTGTATGTGCTGATTGTTGCTGTGCTGTTTGGGCCGGGTGTAGCTGGCGAGTTTGTCAAAAAGATTTTGGGGATATGAAATTGACCCCATTACGGCGTTTGCCTTATGCAAGTCGGCCTATGAAGGCATAAAAGGTTGTGTAGCTGTTTATCAGGACTTGAAGAAAACCGGGTCTGATTTATCCAAAATTACAAGCGAGGTAGGCGGGGCTTTATCATCGTTTTTCAAGGGTCAGGCAGAACTTGAATCTAGCCATGAAAAGGCCGAGGTACAACGTGAAGAAAACAAGCGCAAAGGAATTAAAGACGATCTAGCCACCCAAGCCATTGATAACGTGATGTACCTACGGCAAACCAAGCAGTTTTATGCTGATCTTGAGAAAATGGTGCGCTGGGAGATGGGACAACCCGATCTTTGGCGTGAAATTGTAGAAGAGTATCAAAGGCTACTTGATCAAAAGGCCGAGGACAACGCAAGGGAACTGCACAAAAAACGGGTGGCTGAATGGCGGCGACAAAGGTTAAAAAACAAAATACTGGACAGGGCGCTGGAAACGGGGCTGGTTCTTTTCGTAGCCGCCTACCTGATTATCCTGATGTGGATGATCAGTCTGCATCACAAGGGCCGTCTGGCTACGTTTTTGTCCTGATACTTTTTGTCATTGTTTTTGCGATGCTTTTGCCGCTGATTGGCATGATGTACGTGGATACTATGGTGACCAAGCGCGAGGCCAAAGCCCAAATGGAAAAAGTGGAAAAATTGCGAAAGCAAATTGAAGAGGAAAGAAAAAATGCTAACCCTGTTTTCAAGCCTAATTAGTTTTTTGATGGGCGGTTTGCCCAAGATACTTGATTTCATTCAAGACAAGTCTGACAAAAAGCATGAACTGGCATTAGCTGCAATGCAGACAGAAAGGGAACTGACCCTCAAAAAAGCCGGGTTAGAGGCCCAAGAGCGCATCGAGCATATCCAGACTGAGCAAATTCAGATTATTGCTGATGTGCAAATGGTGCAAGCCCAAATGCAAGAGCGTCAAGCCCTGTACGCGCACGATATAGCCTTGGGGCAGGGTGCATCTACATGGGTAATAAACATGAGGGCTGCGACCCGTTCTGTCATCACTTACGGAATGTTTGTGATGTTTATGTTTGTTGAGGTGTTTGGGTTTTATTACGCATGGCACACCGGGGTGGCTTTTGACGTTGCTCTTAACCAATTATGGGATGACGATACACAAATTATCTGGTCATGTATCGTTAGCTTTTGGTTTGGCGGTCAAGCATTCAAATCTAAATAGGGGCTTGATTTGGTCTTTAACTGGGCGTAGAAGAAAGCCAGAAAACTCTACGCATCGACATCCTCAAATGCTGGCTTAACACCCCAAATAAATATAGCATGAACATAAGCCCTAAAGCTATTGAGATGATCAAGCATCATGAAGGCGTGAGGTTTAAGCCTTACCGCTGCCCAGCAAAACTATGGACAATAGGAGTAGGCCATGTTTTATACCCAGATCAAGGAAAAATGCCGATTGATCAAAGAGACAGTTATGGGTTACGCCCAGAAGATAATCGCACGTTTTCAGCGGATGAAGTAGATGGGATTCTTAGAACCGATTTGCAACGTTTTGAGCGCGGGGTGCGTCTTTTCTGTCCTGTCGATCTTACACAAGGTATGTATGACGGGCTTGTTAGCTTTTCTTTTAATGTCGGTCTGGGGACACTCCAGCGTTCAACGCTACGCCAAAAGGTTCTTAGAGGCGATAAAACGGGCGCTGGTGAGGAATTTTTAAAATACTGTATGGCAGGGGGCAAAATCTTAAAAGGCTTGCAAAACCGCCGTATTGACGAGCGAGCGCTATTCCTCGGCCCATAACAGAATTTGAACGAATAGCCATCCGGCAACAATTGTAATTGCGCCGCCCAAACTCAAAAGCAAAAATATTTCAATCACATACACCCCGCATTTCCCAGCCCATTAAAAAGTAGTTCCAGCGCATTACCATGTTTTGATGGGTAAACTTTTCCCCGTCCCATGCTAATTCTTTTTCTGAATAACCCTTGCCTGTCATGAGGGCAATAAATACTTGTCTGGCTTTCATACTTGTGCATCTTTCTGAGATAAAACTGGAGTTATGGATGTGGGCCATTCAATGTTGAATTGATCCCATTTGTATAATTTTTCTTTGCTTTGATCATAAGGAGCATCAACAACATATTGCACAATTGCCTCGGCAGACAGCACCAGATACCCATGAGCATATTGTGGCGGTATCAATAAACCTTTGAAGGTATCTAATTCAATTCCAAACCATTTGCCTGTGTTTGGGTCTAATACCACATCAAATATCTTGCCCACAATTGGCATGACAAACTTTGTTTGATCTTGGTAGTGCATTCCCCGTAAAACACCAAACGTTGAAAAAGCACAATTAAGCTGGCGATAGCTGCCTCGCATAGGAATTTCAGAATTCCACAATTCTACAAAATAGCCTCGATTGTCCAAAAATTTGTAATTGCTTACAACTTTAATTCCCGGCAATATTTCGCCGTTCATGTGTTCTTCTCCTCGGCATAGCCGTTCTTTTGCTTGAGTTTGGCTTCTGTTAAATCAAAAATACTGCCATCTGATCTCAAAATAGTATCTCGCTCATCTTCCGTTAGCCCTATCCACTCACGTTTTGGCTTAATAAGTTCTTCCTTTGCAAAAGTCATGGCTTGCCCCAACTTCTTGACAAGTACTTCTTCGATCAATGGCACTATGCTCTCTTGCAGATATTCACGCAACGCATCTTCTTGTTTTGGTGTCATGTATTGCGCTCCTTGACATTGCGCTCAACTGCCGCACCGTAAAACACCCAATCAGCACTCATACAACCGCACTCAACAGCAATGTCGGCATGTTCTTTTTCTGTTAACCAAATCCATTTTGGATTAATACAAGGTAAATTCTTTTCCTTTAATTTAGCCTCAATGGTTTGCACAAACTCCTCATCACCTGTATATGCCAAATGGATTAAGTAATCAATCTCCTCATCCGTCAGCCCAATCCATGTGCGGGGTGGTGTCCATCCTAATGCAGTTGCAATGCGTTTCGCCGTAGATTTGTCAATCACAGGCTCTTGCTGTGGTGGGGTTGTGTAACTGTATGGCGCATACTCAACTGCCATTACCTCAATGCCGCCGTTAGGTATCCGCTTGATGATGCTGACACAAGGAATGTCACCAGCCCTACCCCAATCAACGCCCCACGCCACAGGCTCTTGCTCTGGCTGCTCTGCCAGTTTTGCTTTCAAAGCGTCACGCTCAGCAATCAGGCTTTCGATTTTCTTGGCGTAGCCCACCGTCGATGATTGCTCTGGCTGTGCCAAGGCTTCTTTGATGGCGGTGATGGCTTTGTCCCATCTGGCAACAGGTGGACACTTTGCCCAATCATGGTTTTGGTCTTTTTTTGGGTGATGAAAATTATTGCATTCAACAGTTACAGATTCCATCGCCTCAAGCGCCAGCTTCAATGCTTCTTGTGTCATTTCTTCATATTCCTGATATACATTGAAAATGATTCAACAGTAGACCGACCAAACGGCCCTGCAAATTTTGTTTCCAAATGCTGTGCTATTTCTTCAATAACGTCATTGCGTATCAAATAAGCAAATTCAGCAGGGTGGGTATGCACATCCTCATGGGCTATTTTTGCAATTTGATGTTTGCGTGAACCCTGCATAGACCAATATCCTTGGCGTTTTGCAAGATCATCAAAAGCCTCATCCTCTGGGGTCATGCTATATCTCCCAAAATGCGCCATTCCCGTTCTTGGCGGTTTGACTTAGATTTGACTGTTTTGCCTGTCAAACCAATAAACCCTAGTGTTTCCAATTCTTTCAAACGCCGTGCCACTTGATTGCCATCCAACCCTGTGTGGGCGGCGATGCCGTCTTTGCCTTGCGGCCCGTGCTGGGTAAGACAGGCAACAATTTGTAGCCCGTGCTTTTTAGCCAATTCCTTGGCTGAATCCGCTGCCTCAAACGAGGTCAACGGGTCAGATTTACGCACTCGTGGAAATATAAATTCAAACATGATTAAAAGGGCATATCGTCATCGTTATCTGCTGGCAAACCTTGCAATTTGGGTTCGTATGGGCGTGGGTCATTGATGTATGCCCAGCCGTCCCACCCGTTTTCTTTGAGAGGAATAACGTCCAGTTTGAGCATATCGCCATTTTTGGTGTCAATGATTGACCCAATGCGCTGATAGCGATTCTTGGTCTGGCCTTCTTTGTTGGTGTACTGACCGACAATTGCGGTGATTTCTTTTTTGATTTTGCTCATGGTTGGCTTTCAATGTATTGGTTTAACTGCTGAACTTGGGAATCGACTTCGGCTAAGAATTTAACAATCTCGGCTTCCATCTCGGTGATAAATGCGTTATCCCGTGGGATGCGGGTGACAAATAGCTGTGCTTTGGGCGGCATTCTGGGGTCAAACACACAATAATCGTTAAACTTGCGCCCAGTACAAGCCATTTGAAATTGCATTTGTGCAAAATACTTGGCGGGTACTTTTTGGGTTAACAAGGTCTCCAGCATTCCCTTGCTCTCGGGGCATTTGATTTCTACCATGCCATCGTCCCCAACAAGGCCATCAGGGGACGCACCAGCCATGTCAATCGTGGGATGGGGTATAAACCCCACTTCTTCCACCATAACGCCTTGTGCGGCCTCATAAGCGGCCCGTGCAAATGGTTCTTGTTCAACCCCCCATTGCATAGCCTGAGAGGTAAACCCCTCGGCCTTGGTCTGGGTGATGCGCTCAAGGACTAATTGCGTCATGTAGCTATCCCGGCTTGCCGAGTAGCCTGTTTTGGTTTTAGCCATAACATCATTGACCCTGCTGGCGGTTACCTTGCCCAGACGGGCGGTAAACCATTCCTCTGTGCGTTGTTCGTCACTCATGTTTTTCCTTTGCTTTGGCTATGCGGTCTGCCTTGGCTTTGATCACCTTGGCAATCCAAGCCTGATCACCTTGGCAAGCCTCATAAGCTGATTTGTAGGCGGTTTGCAATTCTTCTTTGTTGGCGCTGGCATCTATTGCGGCAATGTGGTCTGCCATCATTCCAGCGTCAATCTTAGGGGTAGGGCGACTGGCGGCTACACCATCATCATCGTCTGGGGCGAGGCCAGAGGCGGCTAAAAGGCTATAACGCCGAGCGTAAGTCAAGGCCGAACCAAACCCCATTGCATCGTGCTTGCTTGCCGGGACATGGAGTAGGCCGCACTCCATTACTTCCCCAGATTCATGCACAAATATGGTTTCAACCATCACCCCGTCTTTGCATTCATAGGTGCGTTGCATAAGACCTATGCCGTTGGCGTTTAAAGCCCCTACAACAGCGTCAATGCAAGAACTGAGGTCAGCATACTTAGATTTGAAATGAGGGTTTACAGACGTTTTTAGCGCCTTGCCAAACTGGGCTTGGGCTTTGACAAATGCGGCGGCTATTTTTGGGCCAATTGGGGTTTCCATTATTCTGATTCCTTTGCTGTTAATTGGGTCTGCAATTCTTTGATGTATTCCTGTGCAATCTCGGCGGTCTGGATGTAACCCCGCAAATGGGACTCAAGCAGACCAACGTGATATGCCAAGCGGTTGGCGGCTGGTTCGCCTTCATACTGCTTGTCAGCAATAAATTTGATGTTGTCAATGATTTCGTCTGCGTTCATGCTGTGCACTCCAAGGCTTGCAATTTGCTGATGCGGTCGTTAATTTCTGTGACTGTCTTGTGATAGTCAGCCATGACTTTTTGCCGTTGCTTTTCCAACGCTGCAATTTGCTGTGCGCGTGGATCGTAATCGTCAGGCACTTCAACCTCAACCACTTGCTCACAAACGTAAGTGCGGTCTTCATCGTCTTTTAACTTGGCATACCAAATTTGAAATTCGCCTTTATCTTGCCAAGAATATTTAAAGTAGTGAATATGGGCGGTAAGTTTGATCTTCATTTCACGGCCTCCAAACAAGAAAGTCGAGGGCCAGCACAATAAAACCAACCAAGGCCAAAACCCTGATTACTTTTTCGGCAAGGGTGTGATGGGCAACATGGATTTCTATTGCCGCGCCGTATTCCATTGTGTGAGGAAATGCCTCATTCATCGTCCGTGGGTGTTTCATCTTCTTCATCCGGTGTGGGTTGATCGTCTGGGTGTATGCGGCGGGTTAGGATTTTTTCCCAAGCCCATTCTGATTCGTCAATTTCTGAGTACATGGTTTATTTAACCGAATTTTTTGATGAATGCTTTGAGTTTGCGAACCTCAGAACGCGCCCACATTTGTTGCTCTGGGCCGTTATCTCCAATTAAGTCTTCATTGTTCATATGACCATCTTCATGGAAGCAGCTCAAAATATATTTGGCCTCATGCACAATTTCAGCGACTGTATATTGAGTGACTTCTTTTTTATCGTCTTGTGCGATTTGCTTTAAATTGTTTGCCAGCTCGTCAATTGCTAAAGCTGATTTGATGATTGCTTTCATTTAGTTTCCTTAAAAGACCCCGAGAAGTTCAGGGCATGGGTGTATTGTTAAGCACAATTAACATTGAGTCAAGTCTTTTTTATAGGGACTTTCCCTAATGTTGCTATTTTGTTAATCTACCTTACAATGCTCAGATGACAAAAGAGCAATTAGTCCAGTTGGCAGGGTCACAAAGTGAGCTTGCAAGGATTCTTAAGATTAACAGGGCGGCGGTATCTCAATGGGTAACTGTGCCCGAAGCAAGAATTTGGCAATTGATGGCATTGCGCCCAAATTGGTTTTTAAAAGGAAAAACATGAAAAAAGCACTTTTGGCTATTTGGTTTGCTGCCAGCACCACGTTGGTTTGGGCATCTTGCACCTACAGCACCTACACAATGAATGGGCGCATGGTGACTTGCACAACTTGCTGTTATGGCAGTAATTGCAACACCACTTGCTACTAGCAAAAAACTGTGTATAATTTAAACGTCAGATGTGGCAATCTGATAGTTAGCCAAGAGCAGTTAACCCCATGGTTTTTCGGTGGGGCATGAAAGAAGTGTCTAGTGTGGGCAACCACGGCAGGGGAAACCCTGAAGACTCTTGGCGAACTAACACTTTGCCCATGCCAACGGGACTTGCCCCACCAAAACATCATGGGGTTTTTTCTTTTGGCGCTGACCGTCAGGGCGCGTTAGCTAATAGTCTGCATGGACTGAACCCAAGAAACACCGACAGCAGGACACACCCCCTGATTTGCCGAACAGCGTTGGTTGAGCGACTGTTAAAGAATTGGGTACAACGGTGGAAACAAGGCCCAATTTATAAGCGAATCAACCCCACATTGGCACTTGGGCAATGTCTGTTAATTAAGATGAATCATGATGAATGTAGAACAAGACAAACGCTGGAGAGGGCAGGATAGGACTCTATCCACCCTTGTCAGACCTATGGAGAAATCAAATGAATGACTTATTTGGAATGCCACAAATGCCCAAGATTACAGATCAAGGGTTTGAAGAATTTTGGGAGGCTTACCCCAGATGTGACCGCAAAGGGGAAAAAGCTGCTTGTAAAAAAAAGTGGGCCGAGAACTACTATTTTTACCAAATCAACGTTATTTTGAAACACCTTGATTGGATGAAAACAACCCCGCAATGGTTGAGAGACAACGGGATGTATATACCAGCCCCCAAGGTCTATTTGAATCAACAACGATGGGACGGGGCAGAGATACCCGAGGCCAAGCCAGAGCGTGACCCTGTGCTGATAAAACTGGAAGAAGACAGGAAAAACGCCGCCCCGATGCCAGAGCATATCCGCGAGCGTTTGGCCCAACTGCGAGGGGGAAAATGACTTATTTTGAGGCCCACCAATTGTTAGACAAATTGAAAGATGGAAATGAGAATTACTCCCGTTTCGTTATCAACCGAGCGCTTGAACTTACTGGAGACTTTGAGACACACCGAAGCGCAAGAATGGTTGCACAGGTTCAACCAGAAAATCAAGGATGTGGGCAAAGCCAAGGCGACTGCTTGGTGGCAAACAACGATTGCAGACATTGCGCGGCGCAGGGGTGAGCCAGCCGCCGAAGATTTACGAAAGCGAATGAATGCGATACGCCGCGAGGGTTGATCAAAATCAGGATCAGATTGTTAGTGCTTTGCGAGCCGCTGGCGCAAATGTCTGGATTATTGGCCTACCAGTTGACCTATTAGTGGGATACAAGGGGCACACCTTTCTGGTGGAAGTCAAAAATGGCCCTAGAAAGCGTTTAACGGCCCTACAAGCCGACTTTTTTGAAAGTTGGGGCGGAGGTACGTTGGCAAGGATTGACGGCCCAGAAGCGGCCCTACACATGATTGGAGTTTTGAAGTGAAACCAGAAGATGCCGCCCAAGACATCCGCAACAAAGCCCGAGCCTATGGCGATGCCAAGGCCCAGCGGGTATACCTTGAGGAATTTCGCAAGTCTAAAAAAGCCTTGTTGATGAAGGATGCCCTGCAAATGGGTTACGAGGCCGCAAACGCTCAAGAGCGTGAGGCATACGCAGACCCCGAATATCACACCTTGCTGAAAGGACTGGCGGCGGCAATAGCCCAAGAGGAAACCTTACGCTGGGAGATTGAGGCGGCAAGGCTTGACATTGAGATTTGGCGGACAAAAGAGGCCACCAATCGACTGCAAGACAGGGCGCACCAATGAAATGTCCAGAATGCAATACATGGACAAGTGTGCTGGAATCAAGACAATCCACAGGCAACACCCGCAAAAGGCGGTATGAATGTGCCAATTTGCACAGGTTTAGCACATTGGAGACAATAATTGTTCGCAAAACACCAATACATAAGGTCAAAAAAGCTGCTGAAACTGGTGGCAAGCCTTGACTGCCAAGCCTGCGGGTCTGGCAATATGGTGCAAGCGGCACACACAAACTGGGGCGGAGGCAAAGGCCAAGGGGTTAAGGCTGATGACAATCTGGTGGCTGCGCTGTGTTTGGGTTGTCATTACAAAATTGACCAAGGCAAAGATTTAAGCCGTGAAGAGCGCCAAGAACTTTGGCAAAAAGCCCATTACAGGACGATTGACAATTTAAAAGACGTATGGCCCAAAGATGTGCCATTTCCGATAGAATGGGATGGCAGTAGCCATTAGGGGGGCTGTGTCCCCCCTCTTTTTTAGGGGTAGCTATGGCAGTTGAAGACAAAGATGTAGCGGATTTTGTAAGTACGCTACTGCATTCCGGCACAGTTGCCCACTTTATGCACCTTGGCACAGACAGCCTTGGGGTGCATCTGGCGACTGGGGATTACTACACCACAATCATTGATTTGGTAGACCAGTTTGCCGAGGCTTACATGGGGTGTTACGGGAAAAAGATAAAGAATTTTCCCGAGAACTTTCATAATGCCAAAGACCCCATGAAATACTTTGAAAGCCTGTCAAAGTACGTGGAAACCAACCGCAAGGCCATGCCAGATGACACCCAGTTGCAAAACATCATTGATGAAATTGCCCAACTGATTGATTCAACCCTTTTCCGCTTAACGCTGAAATGATCAGAATATTTGCAGGATATGACCCCCGAGAGGCCATTGGCTATCACGTTTTCTGCCAAAGCCTGATTGAAAGATCAACCGATGGGGTGGCTATAACCCCCCTATTTGGTAAGCAAAGGGACGGCACAAACGCCTTCACCTATCAAAGATTCCTGATTCCTTACTTTATGGGGTTTCAAGGACGGGCCATATTCCTAGATGGCGCTGATATGCTGATGCTGGGTGACATTGCCGAACTGGACAAGCTGTTTGACCCCACCAAAGCGGTGCAAGTGGTCAAACACGACTACCAGACCAAGCACCCGAGGAAATATATTGGCACACCAATGGAATCGGCAAACCGGGACTATCCGCGCAAAAACTGGTCAAGTTTAATACTTTGGAACTGCGCCCACCCCCGAAACAAAGTGCTGACACCTGAGTTTATTGAGGAAAACAGCGGGGCAGACCTACACCGATTCGGTTGGTTGCCAGATTCACTTATCGGTGAAATTCCGAGAGAATGGAATGTGCTGGTGGGTGAGCAAGACCATTTGCGAATCAAGATTGCCCACTACACGCTGGGAATCCCAGAATTTGAGTATTATGAAGATTGTGATTATTCTGAGGAATGGAAACGCACCAAAGGCAGAATGATCAACGGCCTAATCAAAATGAAGGATACCCAAGATGCCTAGCACCTCAAAGAAACAAGAGAAATTTATGGCGGCAGCGGCGCATAACCCCAAATTTGCAAAGATGGCGGGGATTCCTGTGAAGGTAGCCAAGGAATACAACAAAGCCGATCAAGCCAAAAAGCCCGTAAAAAATGGCTGATTACAGAGATTTGGCAGCGGCTTTAGGTGCTGGGTATGGACAAGATACCGGGCCAATAACCGCTGACACATTGCAAACCTTAAAAAGTGGGTACAGATCGCCCAACTTTTTGGGAATGCTTGCCGACATAGGGCGGGGGTCTTTGAGTAATCTGGAATCGTTGGTTAGAGGTGGTGCGGCGCAAGTGCCGGGAACTGCTGGAGACTTAGAGGCATTGGCCCGAATGGGGCTAAACAAGTCTTTTGGCGCTGGCGGGGTAAACGTCAATCAAGAGACAGCATTGCCAACCACGGCAGACATAATGAAGATGCTGTCCCAAAGAATGACCCAAGCAAGGCCCGAAACGGCTGGCATGGAGGAATTGGGCACAGTCATAGGGCCGGGGCTAGGAAAAGCCGTTAAACCCTTGGCAAAGGCTTATGCTAATTTGGCCTTGGAAGACATTGCAATGGCAAGCACAGGCCAGCCAACCAGATCATTGCTGGGAGACATTACGCCCAAGCCCTTGATGCTGGATGTTTACCACGGCACACCGCACAGTTTTGAGCGATTTGATGCGTCTAAGATTGGCACAGGAGAGGGCGCACAAGCCTATGGTTATGGAATTTATGTTGCCGAAAATCCTAAAGTTGCTACAGAGTACAGAAACGCATTAACTGGCAATCGAAATTTAGATAAATTTGTTACTACTGTCGATGGAAATCCTATAGAAAGCCCAGTTTTAAAAGTAATAGTTAATAAAGGTGGTAATCCTCAAAAGTTTATTGAAGATATGCAACCAAAATTAAAAACACTTGAAAACAAAATGTTGTCTGCAAGCAAGGAAGAAGTGTTGCCCGGTGTTTCTGATTACGACATGGCCAAAATGGATTTGGATCGTCATATACAAATGGTTAATGAAGCTAAATCTTACTTGGGGAAAAAAATAAAAAATGAACCTTTGGGCAATTTGTATAAAGCTGATTTACCTGATGAAATGATACCGACAATGCTTGATTGGGATAAGCATTTAAGCGAACAAACTGCGGAAGTGCAAAAAATCTTGTATCCATATCAAAAAGAAATTGGTACAAGTTTTGGAACTGGCGAACAAATACTGAAACAAATAGCATTTGAACGAAGAATGAAAGGGCTTGATGATTCGCCTCCAGCAGTAGCCAAACAATTGCAAGACATGGGTATCACAGGCGTAAAATATTTAGATGAGGCAAGTAGAGGCACAAACTATCGTGGGGACTCGGCATTTTTTCATGCTGCCACAGACTTTAAAAACAACGACTATTCCTTTGATGACGCACTAGAGGGCATGAAAAAAGCATACAAGAACGCCACCGAGCAAGAATTAATAGGTGCGCTAGATGCAGTTTACACACCAAAAACAAGTAACTTTGTTGTGTTTCCGGGTCAAGAACAAAATTTAACTATACTTGAACGCAACGCAGAAAAGATTACCAAATGACTACAAATCAAAATAAAGTAGTGGAATCTGAAAAGAAGAGGGGTGGGCGTAAAGCTGGCATTCCAAACAAGGCCACAGCACAGGCTAGAGAGGCCATTGCCGCCTTTGTTGATGGCAACGCATACCGCCTTACCGAGT